GCGTCGACGTGGAGGGATGGATCAGAGAGCATGTCATTATTGGTACCATAGTAAATCTACTTCTCTTTAACAACTTTTTCTGGATTTCAGAAAATGTACCAATGATTTCCAATTAGAAGGGAGCTCCGAGAACAGAATTCAATATCCCACCAATCTGACATTTTAATCTCTTTAATGCACTAACCTAGACCATGAGGGACGTTATCTTCTGAATTATCTCTAGAAATATAATTTACAGCGTGATGAGCAAGATGAGCCTGAGATTTCTATATCCAGAAAACAAGGTCGTCACCGGCAGCGAGACTTAGATTCTCATATCCGAAAGTGCTTGACATGAAGTGAGCATAACTCAGAGAGCGCAAAGTATTTCCCAGAGTAGTTCATGTTGGGTGTCCCGAGAAAGTCGTTCCGTTGATTTTCATTCCGGCCAAGTTAGCTTTCCAATCTTTCAAGGATCTTGGGTCAATTGTCTTTCCTTCGAAAGGAGCATACATTTAGAAGTCGAGAGTAGTGAATTACCAGGATATTCCTTCCATGATTAGATCAAAATTGCTGAGTGGGAGATCGTTTTCTCTGAGAACCATTTTTACTATTTTCTCAAGTCAGGGACGATAAAGTCTGTAGAACTGTTGATCGACAGCTTGGATCAATTCACTGTGTTAATTCGAGTCAAAAGCTGATCCGTCCAAAGAGACAGCGAAATAATCGTTTCGATTTCTGTTTCCGAAGATCGTGTCAATTCTTCATTTGAGGCTGTCGCTGGTATCTCCATGACTGAATCCGGGCATGACTTACTTTAAGTCATTGATAATGTATGACTGAAGGTAGGTAAGAAGACCGCAAAAGTTGGTGGATGGATTGAAAAGATTTCTTGGGCGAGATGAGTCCAGATGAGGGTTAGAAGCATGATAAGCTTCGCCGTTTTTCACCATGATTTTGAAAGACCCTTTAAAATCGGAAAGTCGATTGGATGATAGCTGACGAGCAATGTTCTTAAGGTATTTGTCTTTCTTCTCTATAGTCCAGTCCTTGTCCTTGACCCATGCTTCTGGGGATTGGTATTGAAGTGCGAGAGGGTCAATCTGGGTTATGAAAGGGGTGAGGAACATGAGAGTTTAAACGGTGAAAAAGGCTACTACAGCATTATGTGGTCTAAGCTTGGAAGCGAGATGTCTCTTAATGATTCCATAAACGACATTAGACTTTGATCAGAAG